TGTAGTTGCATATACAACCTTTTAGGACAAAAAAAATGAATTAATTTAGGCTAGTTTTTTTGGCATGGACTACTAGAAAACCACCCACCTTTATATATTTTTAAGTAGCTATTAGTGTGTCACGCTACTGTCATGTCAACAATCGTCATATGTTGGCATGAAACCTGCTTTTACAACCTCATCATAATGTGAGTCGGGTTGCTCATCTTGTTTGGCATCACATATTATACAGTGATCACAAGTATCTTTGGCATGAATGTAATCTTTTGCACATTCGCAATCCCAATAATAAGGGTGTGTATGAACCATCAGTGAATCCTCTTACCGTGTTTCATAACTAATTGTAATTTATCCCAATCGGCATTAGTAATTAAGTTCTTTACATCTTCCATAGACATAGACATTAAATCCATTTGATACTTGATACTAAGTAAGACAACTTCTTTTTCGTAATCGCTTAGATCAGTCCATTCAGACCCATTCATGTTATCCATAGCTAACCCCCAATATTTCAAAGTCGTACCATTGAAAGACTTCATTTTTGAGATCACCCCACAATAAGTAATGGGAATCCATGTAATCAATAGCACCAACATAACCGCGTTGATGTACTAGCTTATGGAATCTTCTCTTATAGAATTGCAAAGCTACTGTTCTACATTCTGTTTGTTTCATAATATCTCCTATCAATTTATAAGTTATTATTATAATCAATTATCAAATCGTTGCAACCCAAAATGTACAATTAAATGTAGACATAATGTACCAGTTCAACTAGACTACAATTTTAGAGTGAGAATAACTTAGAATTTTTGGATAAATTTTGACCACAAAAAACAAAAAATTAACACTGGAACTTGCTGAAACCATACGCAACAAGTTCGTACAAGGCATAGAAACAGAGGGTGGAGAAAGGAAATACTTTACCATTGATGCATTAGCAATTGAGTACAGCGTAGCCAAAAGCACTCTCTACAAATGGGCACAAAAAGAATCTTGGAAAACACAACAGGACAGATTTCATAAAGAGTACCTACAAAAACTAGACAAAGAAAGACAAGAACAACTAGTAGAAGAATCTAAAAGTTTTGACAGCACAGCACTTAGACTAGCTAAAATTCTTATGAATGAAGTAGGAATGTTGTTAAATGAAAACAATCAGAAAAGAGCAAACAACCCAAATGATGAAGAAAAGTTTACACCACAAATGGTTCAGCAATTAGGTAATGCTGCACTACAAGCCCAAAAGCTAGGCAAGTTAGCATTGGGTGAATCAACTGAGAACATGAAACTTAATGCAGAAATCACAGACACAGATGCCTTCAGAGAAGCTATGGAACTGCTTGACGAGGTTGCAAGAGCAAAGTCAGAAAGCGGCGATACAGCTATACACTAGTTGGCTAAAGACAGCTAGAGCAAAACAAGTACAACCTCATACAGATCATTTTATATGGTTGATACTTGCAGGTAGGGGTTGGGGAAAGACAAGAACTGGCGCACAGGACATAGCCCTCTATGCCCTAAGAAATCCAAACACTATATCAGCAGTTGTTGCTCCGACATTTGGAGACCTTAGACGAGTTTGTTTTAACGGACCGTCAGGTCTTATGTCTATAATTCCAAAAGAATGTTTTGATATTAGCTTTGGTACAGAGGGTTATTCTGCAAGTGTCATGGAGATAAGACTATTTAATGGCTCAAAGATAGTTGGATATGCTGCAGTTAACCCCGAAAGATTAAGGGGACCACAGTTTCATAGAGCATGGTGTGATGAATTAGCAGCATGGCGATACCCTGAAGCATTTGATCAATTAATGTTTGGTCTAAGACTTGGTGATAATCCACAGTGTCTTATAACAACAACACCCAAACCAATACCCATATTAAAAAATTTAATTATTAGAGAAGATGTTTATGTAACGAAAGGTAATACATTTGAAAATGAAGCCAATCTTGCAGAGTCAGCATTGGAGATGATGCGAGAAAGATATGAGGGTACTGCATTAGGTAGACAAGAATTATACGCAGAGATACTTGACGATATAGAGGGTGCTTTATGGAATCAAGCCATGATTGAAGAAAAAAGATTGCCGTCTAACGAAGAAAGAGAACTTAAAACAATACTTGTAGCAATAGACCCTGCAGTTACATCAGGTGAAGATTCTGACGAAACAGGTATTGTAGTAGTAGGCAAAGACCATAATAATGAGTATTATGTACTAGAAGATGTTTCAGGCAAGTACACTCCTGATCAATGGGGCAGACTTGCGGTAAAAACATTTTATGAATGGGAAGCCGACAGGATTGTTGCAGAAACAAACAACGGTGGAGACTTGGTAGAAAGACTGCTAAGAAGTGTTGACCCTAATATTCCTTACAGATCAGTAAGGGCAACAAGGGGAAAAATGCTAAGAGCAGAACCAATTGCTGCATTGTATGAACAGAGAAAAGTGCATCATCTTGGTGTTTTCCCTGAACTAGAGACACAAATGTGTACTTATGTGGGTCAAGTGAAACCCAGTCCTGATAGATTAGATGCTCTTGTTTGGGGTTTAACCGAACTAAGCAAATCACAGGGTAATATAAACTGGAGAATAAGCTAATGGCAGATCAAACATTTCTACAAAGATTGTTTAACAGACGACCTGTTGAACAAAAAAATTCAAACATGATGGGGTACTTTGGTGTAGGCACTGAAGAAGCAAAGAGCTATAAATACCAAGACCTTGCAAAAGAGGGCTATCTTAAAAACGCTATTGTTTACAGATGTGTAAATGAGATTAGTAAAGGTGCTAGTGCAGTACCTTTTATTATTAAAGCAAAAGATCAAATAATAGAAGATCATCCGTTGATTGATTTATTAAATAGACCCAATCCTTTGCAATCTTATAGTGAGTTTTTTAACAGTCTATTTGGTTATGTATTATTAAGCGGTAATGCTTACATTTTAAAAACTGGTTCTGATATGGGTTCACCAAAAGAACTACACCAATTAAGACCTGATCGTATCAATATAAAAGGAAGTGGAAAACCTATACCCGAAAAGTATGAATACATGGTTAATGGCAGAGTTGCACAAACTTACCTTGTAGACCAAGAAAATGGTTTTAGCGAATTAAAACACATTAAGTTATGGAATCCATTAGACGATTATTATGGTCTTAGTCCCATGAGTGCCGCAGCAGTTGAAGTAGATCAATTCAATATGTCTAGTAAACACAATGTAAATCTTTTACAAAACGGTGCTAGACCAAGTGGTGCTGTTGTATTTAAACCACAAGATGATCAAGGTTTTGCGGTCAATCTAAGCGAATCACAAAGACAACAACTTATAACTGACATGAACAACAGGTTTACTGGTGCAAACAATGCAGGCAGACCTTTGCTACTTGAAGGTGATTTTGATTGGAAAGAAATGGGTCTAAGTCCTAAAGATATGGACTTTTTAAATCTTAAACATATGAGTGCTACAGATATTGCATTGTGCTTTGGTGTACCAAGTCAGCTTGTGGGAGTTCCTGACAGTCAGACATATGCCAATGTCGCAGAAGCAAGGCTTGCTCTATATGAAGAAACGATAATCCCACACCTTAGAAAAATGGCATCTGATCTTAACGAGTGGTTAGTACCACTATTTGATGATCGTCTTACATTAGAGTTTGATATTGATGCAATACCTGCATTGAGTGAAAGGGTTAAAAGAACATACGAAAATGTGACCAGTGCTGTTAGAGAGGGCATCATGACAAGGAATGAAGCTAGAGAACAACTAGGCTTAGAACCTTTAGATGGCGCAGACGATTTATACATATCAGCAACATTATTCCCATTAGGTGATGGAGAGGTAGAAAAGCCTGAAAATCCAGTTAATGAAGAAGATGTAGATGACTACGATAATGGAGATGACCAAGATGAAGAAGATATAGATAAAGAAATAGCTTATCTATTACAAGAAGAAAAGGCTTTAGCAGACATTAATACAGTTCCTACAAACTCTATGGCAGAAGAAGCTGCTAGAGGTTTAGAGTGGAGAAGAAAATATAAGCGTGGTGGTACAAGTGTTGGGGTCGCAAGAGCCAATCAACTTATGAACAAAGAAAGACTATCAATATCCACCGTAAAGCGTATGTTCAGTTTCTTTAGTAGGCATGAAGTAGACAAACAAGGACAAGGTTTCAAACAAGGTGAAAAAGGCTACCCAAGTGCAGGCAGAATTGCTTGGGCATTGTGGGGTGGTGATGCAGGTTTTTCTTGGTCAAGAAAAGTAAGAAATCAAATTGAAAGAGAAGAATCAAAAGAGTTTGAATTAGAAGAACATATAGGTCTTGTTGAAGATGAAAAA